GTGGTGATGGCGTCGGCGCCGCTGGTGGCTTTTCTGCCACGACGGGTGCGGATGCGGGGACTTCCTGCATTGAGGCGGACGCGCTCTGTGGTGCCGATTCTGACGTTGGTCGCTTATCGCATGCGGCTAAGGCCCCGATAACGAAAGTTAGGAGAATAATTCTTTTCAAAATGGCCTCTCAATGTCGGCGCTATTACGCCTGTTTCTTCGTCTTGATTTAGTTCGGACGCCACATGGCGCGTTTCGCGATCCCGGCTACAAAGTGCATCTTCTCTATTTCGGCATCCGTGAATGCAACCGGCGGGTGCGCATCGTTCGTCGAGATGAGGTGGGTACGTCCGTCGCGTCGATACAAAAACTCTTTGACCATGACGCGGCCATCAGTCGACTTGACCAACACTTCGTCGCCGGGCTCCGGCTCGTGATTCGGTTCGATGACGACGAACTCGCCCGCCTTGATGCGCGGACGCATGGAGTCGCCTTCGCACTTGAGGGCGTACGCGTCGGGGTCGTTCGTGGGAAAAGTGACAAACCCTTCACCGTGGCCAACTGGATACTCCAGGTCAGCCCAAAATCCGTTGTCACCTAGCTGTGCCATGCCAACCACTGGGATAGCCTTCCAATTTGTGATCGGGACAGGCTTCCACTCGTCTGCATATCGAATTGCAACACCTGGCTCCCCCTTGCCTTTGGCGATCCATACAGAGTTGACGCCGTATTTATTTTGAACAGCGACAGCCTGCGCCACGGTGATCTGCGGACCTTCGCCGCGTAACCACTGGGCTGCAGTTTCAACCCCTACATCTGCTACGGAGGCCACCTCGGCGGCCGTGAGCCCCTTTAGACCAAGGGCTGCTTGAATTCGCTGGGCTGACGTTTTCATCGTCTCGCCGCCCAGGGAAGAAATACTACTCCCGATTTCGTCAGGTGATTCCAAGCTTTTGGACAGTTTTTGTCCGCTGTTCGAAAGATTGGAATCGGGAGAACCGTGATTGCCCTCCGCCGTCATCGGCGGTTGGCCGGACATCAGCCAGAGAGCGCTGCACCCTAGTTTTTCTTGGGCCGCAAGCATCCCCGCCTTCGACATCCCGCGCCGCTCCCAGTTGTTAATGACCTGGGGTGACTCGTTCAGGAAGCGTGCGATTTCAGTCTGCGTGGTCAGCCCGTGCAACAGGCGTGCGGCTTCATACAGCCGTTTCATGGTGTCGTGCATGTACGGAATGTTCTCGCAATTAAACACTTTGTTGTTCAACGTAGTGTTTGCGTTTTCATTAAACATGGTGTTTAATGTGTCCATGGAAACCAAACTCGCCACCGCCGAAGAAGATCGCCGCCTAATCGAACGCCTCGGTGGCGCGTCGAAGGTGGCCGATATGCTGGGTTACGCCAAGGATAAAGGCGGGGTTCAGCGCGTTCACAACTGGAAAGAGCGCGGCATCCCGCCGGCGGTGAAGCTGACTCGTCCCGACCTTTTCCTTCGGTCGTTGTCGGAAGAGGCTGCTTGATCATGCTCACGTCAACTGAACTTAAAGAGATTCGCGCCGTGCTGTGCGAGATGGCGGCGCGAGGCTGCATCGGCGCGCAAATGGATCGAGCCAAGCGGGAGTTGATCGACCAGTTTCTTGCGTTGAAAGCGGTGACAGCGAAGCCAGCAGCAAAAGCGAAGTAATCGACGAAGGTCCTTCGGCCGGGTTCACCCGATCTTCTGAAGGACTACTAAGCCGCCGCCCCTGCGGACCGAGGTTTCCGTTTTTCATTTTTGTTTTACCCCGTGTTGTTTTTGTTGTTGACCGAAATATATCCGTGTCAGCCCTTAGACAAAACGTTCGATTGGAGCCGTAGTGAACATTACCGATGCAGCGTATGCAGTAGTCCACGATTACCCGGGCGGTTCCGAGTCCCTTGCGCCACGAGTAGGGATGTCGTCGGCGATGTTGCGGAACAAGGTCAACCCGAACAACACGACTCATCACCTGACGCTTGCCGAAGCGCTGCGTATGTCCCAGATCACCGGCGACGTGCGGATCGCCGAGGCGATCGCCAACGAACTCGGTTACACGATGGTTAAGACGCCTCGCGTCGAGGACTGCTGCGACGCCGCCATCGTCGAATTAATGGGCGAGGCGTGGAGCACGCACGGCGATGTTGGCAAAGAGATCTGCAAGACGCTCGAGGACGGCCGCGTTGAATTGAAAGAGGTTGATCGCGTCGAGTCCCGAATTTTCAAGCACGCCCAAGTGCTTTTCAACATCGCTGCGCGCTTGCGTGGCATGGCGGAGTGATCATGCCGGCCGCCATTCCTGTCATCGATCGCCAGGCGCTTGATCTTCTATGCCGCGGGCGTTTCTTCCTCGGCCCAATTGCTCGCGCGGTTATCAGAGAGGTTATGCGCGCCGACCCTGAACCTGTCGTGTGCGGATCGTGTGGCGCGCGAAAGTCTCCCGACGGCACGCTGCCGTGCGGTCACTGAGGAAACAATGAGAACAGCCCAAACCCAACTTGCTGCGTACGATGCGCTCACCTTGCCGAAGATCTCGGCCAGTCAGCAGATAGTGCTTGACCTGTTCGCGGGCCATGCCATCACGCTCACGCGCCAGGAGATAGCCACCCGCGCGCAACTGCCGCTCGCCAGCGTGTGCGGCCGGGTGCGCGAGCTGCTCGACGCCGAAGTGCTCGTGATTCGCGGTTCGCGCAAATGCATCGCGACGGGGCAGAGCAATCAGACGGTCGGCTTGCCGGTCGATGCGGCGATGACAGTCTGAGATGGGGCTTGCGCACGTCATTCACATGCCGGAGCACCGCGGCGCGCAGCTTGAGGACGGCTACATGCGTGTTGCGAACGAGCTCGGGCGCGCGATCACCTTCGCGCGCCTTACCAGCTATCAGCGCTGCATCCTCGATGTCGTCATGCGTCAGACCTACGGTTTCAACAAGCTGGTGGACGACATTGCGCGCACTCAGTTTGCCGACGAGACCGGTATCGACCCGTCTGACGTGCGTCGCACGATCAACGAGCTGGTGGTGATGAATATCATCACCCGTACAGATGGGCGCTACGCCCGTTCGTACAGCATCAACAAGCGTTATGCGACGTGGGCTATTCCTGAGTCACGCCGGTACGTGCACAAACTGGCTAAGCAGGAGGGGAATCACCTCCTATCAGGGGGGGAATCACCCGAATTTGAGGGGGGGAATCACCCCGTTACAGGAGGGGAATCCCCCCCTACAAAAGACAACTCCAAAAAACATAACCAAAAGACAACTCCAAAAGAAACCCTTTCGGTCTCGCTTCGCGAAACCTTCGAGATTTTTTGGGAGAAGTATCCGAAGAAAAGATCACGATCAACTGCCGAAAAGGCGTTTGCCAAGCTGAACCCGAACGAGCAACTCCTAAGCGACCTGATGACAGGACTGGGGCGGGCCGTGACTTCGGAGCAGTGGAGCAATCCAAAATTCATCCCCCATGCAGCCTCTTGGCTGAGCGCTGGCGGATGGATGGACATGATCCAGACCACCTACACGGACGCCGAACTGGCCGTGATCCGAGCCTTCAACGAGGCACTCGGGGAGCGTATCGGCACAGTGGACGAGGCGGTCTTTGTCGAAGCGCGCGCTGGTGCAATCCGCGCTTTCGTGTCCCACCTGAAAAACGACGCCGACGTGTGGACGCGGTATTTCCCGGCCGTGCGCGACAAGGTCGACCTGCCGCCGCACGCCGGATTCGATTACCTGATCAGCCCGAAAGGCTTTGGTGACGTGAAGGGCCGCATGGCGGTCCCGCGCAACGCCGACGGCACGAAGGCAGCAGGCGAGTGGCACACAACCGCCAGCGGTATCAAGGCGAAAGCGAAATCCATGGGCATTGCATTCAGCGACGACGAGCCGGTTCCGGCGATCGCCGTGCGCGTGCGCGCCGCAATCGACCGCACTCGACGATCCGACTGACCCATTCGACCCGTCACTGATCCGCCAGAATTCCGCGATGCTCGGTGCGAAGAAGCCGCCGAAATATCGCAACACCAAGTGCGAACACCAGGGCATCAAGTTCGACAGCGAGAAAGAGCGGTCGCACTGGTTCTTTCTGATCCAGCAGCAGGCGGCGGGACTCATTCGCGATCTGCAACTGCAAGTCCCGTTCGTTCTGACCGAGCGCAAGCAGCGCGATGACGGGAAATGGGAGCGCGCTTCGAAGTACGTCGCCGACTTCACCTATCTGCGCGACGGCAAGTTGGTGGTCGAGGACGTCAAGTCCGAAATCACTCGGAAGAACCGGACGTACATCCAGAAGCGAAAGCTGATGCTTGTGAAGCACGACATCACGGTGAAGGAGATTTGAAATGCCGAAATGGACTGAAGAGGAAAACCTGATCTTGGTGGAAATATTCGGTTCGCCGGAGACATTTGACGAGCAAGCGTACAAATTGCCCAGCAAGACCATTGAGAACATCCAGCAAACTGGCCGGATCCGCGGGCTGAAAAAAGTAATGCCGCTGCCCGCGCCCGAGCAGATCAGGGCGCTAATGGCTGATGGTGTGTGCCGCACCACGCGCGAAATCTTTGAGCAATCTGGCCTGACGCTGGGATGTACGAGGGACGTTTTGCGCTTGTTCCGAAAATCGCGCGATATTCATGTCGTCGATTGGGCGTGCAGGCCAACTG